ATTGCCTTGCCGTCCGTTGAGCCCTGGAAGTCCAAGCCAATGACCGGGTTCGGGCTGTACGCCAGGAAGCTCATAATCGTGAGGTCGTCCCCCACGTTGTTCTTCGGGGCGAACGCCTTCGAGTCGGAGGCGTGGAGCGCGGTGGCGAGCGCCGCCCACGACATCGGATTCCACTGCTCGTACCACGAGATGAAGTAGGTGCCGGTACCTTGCGGGCTGTGGAGGAAGTACATGTCCACGGCGGGATCGTTGACCTGCCCCGCGGGGAACCAGTACCGCACGCCCGACGCCTTGACGTCGGTGTTGGTCGAGCCGTCGGGATTCTTCGCCGCGGACGCGAGCCCGATGAACCCCGTGCCGCCCGAGTTGAACGTCCACTGCGGATTGACCGTGCCCCCGAGACTGACCGTGCCACCAGCCGACGGCGAGCCCGTGATGTTCCATCCGTTCCCGGCGACGATCGTCCCCGAGTTACAGAGGAGCGTCATCCCGGCCGGCATCTCGGGCGGGAGCCCATCGGCGGGCGGTGGCCCAGGGGGCGGCCCGAGTCCAGTGGGCGTCGGGAAGAGTGCGAGGAACGCGGCGGCCGCCGCGGACGGCGTGCCGTTGTTCAGGAGATCCGCGCGCACCCGCTGGCCGTCCGTCCGGTTGAATGGCGTCCCGGTGTTGGGCGGGTTGTTGAGCCACGACCACTCTGAGTCGTACTGCCACCACATCCACCGACCGCGGTTGGGCCACGAGAGAAACGCGGGACCGTAGAGGTTGATAATCTTGGCGGAGACGGCATCCCGCGTCGGGTAGTCCGCCGGGTACTCGGGGCCGGGGACCGCGTGCGCCGCCCGCTCGAGTGTGTCGTCGATGATGTCGAACTCGGTGAAGTCGAGCAGCAGATCGAGCGCCGCGAGTTGCGCTGCCGTCGCCGTCAATCCGGGGAGCTGCGAGGCCAACAGTCCGCTCGTGAAGTCCGTGGCCGTGACGTGCATCTCCGAGCCGATGCGCTTGAGCGCCAACGCGCCGGGGCTCCCCGTCGCTTTGAGCGCGGTCAGGTAGGACACGATGAAGGCGCGAAGCGCCGTGCCGGTGTGGAAGTGCGAGAAGTTGAGCGAGAGATCCACACCGGGGAGTGCGGCGGCAAAGGCGTTCAGGATGTACGCGATCACGCCCGTCGTCGGGTCGTCCGCCGTCCCGCCCCATACCGTGCGGAATCGGTTGGGCAGCCACGCCGGGCTGTACGCGGCTTCGTTGCCGACGTTGACTTCGATCAGGTTGGATTTGTAGCGGACGTAGCCCGCGGCGATCGCGGTGATGTACGCCTTCGCGTCGGCCTGCGTGTTGATGAGCGTGTCGATGTACGCGGGCGAGGACGTGGGCGCGTTCAGTTGGAACACATACGCCTTCATGCGATAGCCGTAGCTCGTCGCGCGCGCGATCTGCGTATCGAGGCTACCGTACGAAAACACGGGCGTCGAGGCGCTGCTCGCCGTGGCCGCGAAGTATTTGAGATTCCAGCAGACTTCTTCCATGACGGTCGCGCCCGGTCCCCACGCCGTCCACACGGCCTCGTAGTTCGGCTTGCCCTCATAGTTGATGTTGACCGAGGAGCCGAGGGGGTTGTCGCTGGGCGACACGATCACCGGTGTCCCCACCGTCACGAGCGCGGTCGCCGAATACGTGCCGTCGGTTGCGGTGATCGCTACCACGCCATTCGCCACGCCGGTGACGATCCCAGACGAACTGCCGACGGTTGCAATCGTCACATCGGCCGAGCTGTAGGTGATCGGGTTGGAGTCGGCGATCGCGGCGCCGAATTGGTCGATCCCCGACGCGAGCTCGGTCACGGTGGCGCCGATCGCGACGACGGTCGTGGCGGGATTGATCGTGAGCCCGGAGAGGACCGGCGACCCGCTTGCCGCCGTCCCCCAGATACCGCCGGGGGTGAACGTGACCGGCGCGGTCCCCGACAACACGAACGCCGCCGTAAACGGCGACCCGACCAGCGCGGTGAGGTCACTCAAGTCGAACGTCACAAGCTCGATCACCGAGGGATCGGTGATCGAGGGAACCGCTTGCGGGCTCGCCATCAGCGCCCCCACCACCTCAATCGCATCGAGGGTGAGGCCCAAGCTGAAGCCGGCCCCCACCACGCTCCGGCCGATCCAGATCGTCGTCGCGGCGGCGGGGGTATTTCCGCTCAGCCCAGACGTATTCGCATCGGCGCCGTAGACCGTCCCAGCATCATCGATCAACTCGATGCCGGTTGTACTGGTGGCCGCATTGTAGGCCGTGACGAGGATGAGCTCCGACCCGGCCGGCGGCAGTGAGGATTGCGGAATCGTGAAGCGCGGGCCGAAGCCGGACGTCACGAATGTCACGCCGCCGGTGCTGTCCACCTCAACGAAATTGTCGAGCCAGGCGCTGCCGCCGCTTCCATCGTTGATCCCGTAGAAGGCGTAATCGACCGCCGGCCCGACCACGGGGGTGAGGAGTTGATCCACGAGGAATCGGGCGCGCACTGTCACGGCAGCGAGGCCCGAGCCGCCCCCGGCCAGCGCGGTGTTCGTGGCCGTGAGATAGGTCGCCGGGGGGATGACGGCTATCGCGCCCGGCGGCGGCGGAATGACGACGACGGCCACCGTGAGCGTCGCCGTGACACTCAGGCCGCCCGCCGTCGCCGTAATCGTGGTCTCGCCCGTCGCGACGCCGGTCGCCACGCCGGTCGAGCTATTGATCGTGCCGACGCCGGTGAGCGACGAGGCAAACACCGGGGTGACCGCGTACGGCGCCCCGAACTGATCCACGCCCGCCACGACGTACGTTTGCGTGGCCGCTGGGGCGACGGTCGCCGAGAGCGGGGTGATGGTCAGATGGTCGAGCACGGGCGACGCAGCCGCCACGACAGTGACGACGGCGCTCGCGCGATTGCCAAAGGGATCGTAGACCGCGATGGTGACGGTGCCCACGGCCACGCCGGTTGCGGTCCCGCTGCTGTTCACCGACGCGATGGTTGCATCCGCCGTCGTGAACGCGAAGCTGTCCGTGACCGGCGCGCCACCACTCGTTGCCGTCACCGTGAACGTCACCGACTGGCCGACCTGAATCGTGACCGGGCTCGGGGTGATCGCGAGGGTGATCGTGGCCCCGGTCGCGCTCACCTGGCCGCCCCCGCCGACACCCGTGGAGATTGGACTACCCGGATCAATCGGGAAGATCGGGGGCCGCGTCACGAAGCTGTCCTCGACCGCTTCGATGCGGATCTTCCCATCCTCCACCGTGCCGTAGTCGGCGCTCGTGATCCGCATCGCTTTCTGGTTGAGACCAAAGCGCGAGGAGGAGAGCCGCACCACCATACCCAGCGTCAGGGCGTGCCCCGTGCGGTTCTGCATCCACGTCGCTTTCCCGCGCGGCACCGAGACCGTCCGGAGCGCGCGCGCCGCGCACACGGCCGCCGCGAGTCCGTTGGTGAGCATCGGCAAGTCGAGCGGCTCGGCCAGTTGCGGGATGCCGCCATTCGCCTGGAGCGCCGCGATATTCTGGATCGTGGCAATGCCCTGCGTCATCGCCCACGCGTCCCCGGCGGCGGTCACGGGTGCGGTGTAATCGACGCCCCGGTTCCGGTAGCGGACCGAGACCTCGTTGAAGGTCTGCGGCCACGAGCCTTCGACGTACTTGAGACTCTCGCCGTAGGCCGACTCGTCGACTAAGGGCTGGGCCGAGAGCGTGTAATCGGACCGGACGAGCTTGAGCGTCAGCAGGCTCGTCTCGGGGTGTGTGAACATCACGCCGTCGATGGCGGTCAAGACACCGCGGAACCATTCTTCAGCCGCCGTCGCATCCGGCACGCCAATCGCGTCGCTGATCCCCGCGCTCGCGATCTGTGTGACGAAGAACTGGAAGTAGTCGCTGGCGATGAACGCGATCACGCCCGCAGTCACGAGGAAGCTGATCGCGGCGGAGGTAAACGGCGCGCCGACTGTCCCCGTGCCGATGATCCCCGAGACCGACCCGGTGACGGTGAATGCCGTCGCGGACGTGAAGGTGACGGTGATCGTTTCCGTCGGCGCGCCGAGTGCGCCCGCGATGTTGCTAAACGTGCCGTTCCCTTTATTCGCCGCGTTGCTCAGGAAGCTCCGCGCGATCGGCGGCCCAGGGTTGGACCCGATCAGCGCCTCGGTGTAGACCGTCGCGCACGCGGCCTCGAAGCTCGCGACGTCGATCCCGCTGGCGGGGATCTGGAGCAGCGGCTTGAGTCCCGCGGCGAACTCCGCCGACGTCGCCGCGCTGTAGAGCGCCTCGACCGGGTTGGCGTCGTACGTGCTGAACGTCGCGTATTCGGGATGCCCGAGCGCGGTCGAGAGCGTCTTCGGACAGCGCTGCACAACAGCCGCAAAGTTCGGCGGGATCGGGCTTGTCCCGTAGTGGCCGGAATTGGTGTTGTCGGGATTGGGGTCCGCGTACGACACCATGTAGCAGAGGCTCTTGTAGAGCGGCTGCGGGACGAACGTGCCGGAGGGCGAGCTGGCGAGCACGTTGCCGATGAGGCGCCCCATCGTGCCCGACGCCACTTGTCCCGGGCCGCCCAGAAACCACTCGAACCAGACTTGCGAGAGGCCGCCCGCCGAAAGTGGGCCGCCCAGGAGCTTGGGCGCGTCGACGATCATCTGCGCGAAGCCGGCGGGGAAGGTCCCGAAGCGCAGTGGGAACGTGTTGTTCGGCCCCACGGGCTCGCTCAGGTACTGCACCAGGATCGGTGTGTTCGTGACCGGATCGCCAAACGCGTTCACGTAGTGCCGCTGCTGCGTGTACTGAACGAGCGAGTGATCGTTGACGGTGTAATCGAGGATGGCATCGACAGGCCCCATGCACAGCACACCTTTGAAGTCGAAGCCGTAGTCGTAGGTGTTGCCGTTGGCGGGGCCGTTCTGCTGCGCGCGCGCGTTGCCCCACCAGCCAACAAGCGGCGGCAATTTCATCGTCCCGAACACCACCGGGATCGGCTGGCCGACCTGTGTCGTGGGCGGTTTCACGGCCGCGATGTCCGGCCGCGGATTCCGCGCCTTGGGTGTCAGGAGGTACGCCGCGAGACTGACCGCCGCCGAGACCAGGAGGACGATGAAGCCCATCGCTACTGTCCGCCGTAGGTCGAGTCGGTGCGAATCCCCACGATCCACGGGTCCGTCGGATTGATGTACTCCTCACCGAAGAAGTTTTCGATGTTGTTGAACTTCGTCCTGCACGTCTGGCCCGAGCGGTCGCACCCGGGATTGAGTGTGACGCTCGCGCCCACGGTGAGGCCGGGCAGCGGCACGAGGAGCGAGACGTTGAGGGCGGTGCCGGTAGAGTTGTTGTGCGTCTCGATGAATCCGGTGCCGACGCCTGCGATCGTGAGGAGGCCGCCTGCGTAGTAGGGTGTCGCTGCGGCCGTGGCGCCCATCGTGATGCCGAGAATCGTCCCGGTGACATCGACGGAGGCGATCGTCCCCGTGGCCGAGAATGCGGATTTGAGGATCGTGCAGCCCGCATCGTAGAGCGCGTGGTTGCACTGCGGCTGCATCCGGAAGACCGGGATCGTCTGCTGAAACGTCCGCTGTGCGGGCGTCACGGAGAGCGTGGCTTCCGCGCCCTGCCACGCGGCGGCGGCGACGACGCCGTTGAAGATGAGCACGATCTGCGCCGGGTCCGTGAGGTCGGCCCCTGCCTGATACCGCCAGACCCGACAACTCACTGGACCCGGCGCGATCCCGTTCACGAACAGGGCGGCGACCGGCACTTCGACGCCGAGCCCGATCTGCAGCTCGAGCTTCGATGCTTCGCTACTCGACAGCACCGAATCCCGCTTGAGGGTGACCGGGGTATACGTCTCACTGCCTGCGCCCGCGTTGAACGTCACCGGCGCGTCGCCCGACGTATATGTGAACACGGTCGTGCCGGAGACGAAGCGGATCAGTTCGCGCGGTGCGCCGCCGCCGGCCTCGAGGGTTGCGTAGGGGGCCGCCATCAGACGGGGCCCAGCGCCGCGAACGACGCAAACGCGGGCGTCTCACCAGGGAGCTCGGCCACCGGCAACACCACGTCCGCGACTGTGCTCGTCTTGTACGCGATCGTCACCGCGTCGGAGGCAAGCCGGACGAGCAACAGATAGTCGATCTCGGTCCCGACGGGGAGCGCGGCGCCGACGGGCCCGGCGAGGGTGAGCGTCTCCGTGCCATTCCCGTTGTCCACGGCGCCGGTCACCGTCAGGCCGTCGATTGAGATGGCGGGGTCCAGGACGCACAGGTAGTGGCGCGCAGGGCCCGTGGGGAACACGTTCTCCGTATAGCCGCAGCTCTGAATCGTGAGCGTCGTATCGGTCGAGAGCGCGGGCGACGCCAACACGAGGTCCGTCTGCCGGCTGGGCGTCCAGAACGGATACATCCGCCCGCACACCTCGAGCAGGATCCCCTTGAAGAGCGAGATCAGTGGGCGACTCAGGAGCTTGAGTCGGAAGTTCCGCGACGCGATCGGTGAGGCCCCGGCGGTGTAGTAGCCGAACACGCCGGTCCCGGAATCCTCGAGGAGCATCGACCGGCGGAGATCATACTCCTGCGTCACCGGGTCGAACGTCCGAAACGCGCGCATCGTATCGAGGAAGGGCGACGACGCGTAGGCGGGATTGATGACGGGCGGCCACGGCGTGACACCGGCCCCCGCGCCCGGATTCGTCGCCACCGCCATCGCGGTATCGGCCAGCACATCGCACGAGAACTCGACGGCGACGCTGCTGATGTTCCCGCCCGGGCGACGGACGCGGAGCTGCGGCGCGAGTGTGGCGGGCACCACGGGGACCGCGGTCGCGCCCGCGGGCCACGCCTTCGTCGTCGCGGAGCAATTAAGTGTCGGGTTGGCGGACCCGCTCGCGACAGTGAGGATCTCCCAGGTGAAGGGGTCTGACCAGAGCGCCATGTAGCCGCCCGACACGAACTCGCGTCCCACCAAGCCGCCGTCCGACCCGTTGACGACGGTGACGCTGGTCGCCCCGATAGAAGCCGTGGACGCGAGCTGCACGCCGTCCTGCCACAGCGGGCAGCCGATGACGTTGGGCTGCTGACCCCAGATCAGCCCGTCGAGCAGCGCCGACTCGCGCACGGTCGCGGGCACGCCCTGCGTGGACCCTTTCGCCGTAAACGCAATCGTGCGCCGAGGCTTCCCGCGAAGTGAGATGCGCTGCTCGGTGTCGTTGTCGGATGTGATGACGTTGGTCAGCCACGCCAGCGTCTCCTTGACGCCATCCTGCCAATCGGGGCGCGAGGAGAAGAGCACCGTGGGCGGCGTCATGCGATGCCCATCCCGGCCTTGATCGACCGCGCGTTGCGAGTGCTGATCCGTACGTGCGCGTCTTGCCCGGCGGCCGATTCCATCTCCTTCGCCACCCACCCATCTGGCGGGCGCAACTCGACGACATGATGCTCGCCCCCGCGCGCGGCGTTCCCGGCGGAGCCCGACACCAATCCGCCTTCCGCGAAATGCCGGATCGTGTTGTGCGAGTCGCGGGTGAACTTCCCCGCGTTGATCGCGTGCATCGCCGGGACGCCGACCCGTTGCACCGACGCCGCATTGACCACGTACTCGCCTTTCGAGAGCATGGCGGGGATCGAATCGCTGGTCGCTGTCCCGGCGCCCCACACGTGGCCGCCCGCGGCAAGGGCGAGGATTCCTGCGGCCGCGCGGAGCGCCGGAGAGAACGGCATCCCTTCGCGCCGCGGGTGTTCTACAGCGCCGCCCTGCCAGAGGCGTAGGACGCCGCGCTGGGTGACGTGGCCGCCCTGCGCAGCAGCCGCCGCCGCGAGGTCTCCGAGGCCGGCCGCCCCAC